CTAAAGTTGCAGCGCTGGCACGCAGGCACAATGTTGCCTAGGTGATGCTCACCGCCCTTGCTAATGGGGATCACGTGCTCCACCTGCAGATCGCCATTGGCACCGCAGTAAGCGCACTCATGACCAAACTGCACCCACCTGCGCCATAGCTTGTCAGGGCTGAGCATGATGGCGCGACTGCCACGCTCCTGCGCCTTGCGGCGCTTGGACTTGCTTCGGTGATAGAGCCTAAACGATGGGTCGACGAGGTAGCGCCAACGTGCTTGGCGCTTGGCGTAATGGCGAAGGAACTCGGCGCGATCCTCAGGCTTGTCCCGCCAGTGCTGAAGCTGCTGCTCGTACACAAGCCGCGCAACTGATGGCAGGCGACCAGCTCGCTTGATTGCAGCACGCAGCACGATCTCTTCCTGTGGACCACGAGACAATGCCCCAGCCTCTGCCCGTTTGCGGCGTTTGTATGCGTTGCGCTGCTCTTTGGTGCGCTCTCGGTACGCCTGATGCTCGCCGCTTTCTATGCGTCTGAGTTGTCGCTGCTTGGCTTCCTCAATAAGGCGCTCGCGGTTTGCTTGGTAGTAGCGCTGTTGCCTTGCCTTGTCTGCATCGGTGCGAGGCCGTGTTCTTTCTTTTTCGCACTCAACACAATGGCCGTGCTTGCGCAACGTGTAGCCGGTGCCGCTCCAGGTATGGCCTTTAGCGCATAGCTTGCCAAGCCTGTGCCCTACTGGCACGCCGCTGGCCTCAAAATCAATAAAGCGAAAAAGCCAAGGCAGCTCGGCTTCAGGATCAGTAGAGCAACCCGCGCACTTAGCTGCGCCTTTGTAATTGCGGCGAATACTTAGATCAGTGCCAGGCCATCGGTGACCTTTGCGGCAAAGGGTGCCTAAATACCACTTTTGAGGGTCAAAGCTGTAGCGTAATTCCATCGCCTGGTTGAGCAGGTGGTCACGGTCTGGGCTGCGTCAACAGCGCCAGGCCACCATCTTACCGCGCAGAAGCCATCGCGCGCTCAAGGCTGCTCCTGAGATAGCCGCCAAAACGGCGCTCAGCCACCTTGCCAACAATGTCAGCGATGGGGAAACGGCGTTCGTAACGCGCCTGCGGCACTGCGGTGAATAGCGGTCTCAGCTTGCCGCTGGCCATGCGCTGATAGACACCAGGTTCGCGGCCACCACCTAATGGCTTACCGATGAACACGGAGTTCTTGCCGCTGCTCTGAACGTTGCGAATGATCCTGCCAAGGGTTGCGCGACTCACATTGCCCTGTGAGTTCTGGCTCACGATGTTGGGAACAAGTCGAACGTTGCTCGGCATGTTGCCGACCTGCATCGAGACCAGCTTGACCTCGAACGGTTTGCGGCCACGACTGCCGCCATAGATATTCGCACGCAGATACGGCAGGCGCTTTCGCTCTGGGTAGATCTGAACTTCCAAGTTGCGCTTGTTGGCCTTGCGAACCAACCAAGCGTTCTCGATGAACTTGGTGGGCTGGTTGAAGTATTGACGCGAGGCACCACCAAGGGCTGTCCTGCCATCGAAGCCGACGCTGTTGAGCGCCTGGCTGATGGCGAACGGAAGCTGCTTCGTCATGGTGTCGGTCCACCGGATGGCGGTGGGCAGCTCCGACTTGATGTCCAGGCGGATGGTGGTCATGCACCCAGTTTGGCGCCATCCACGGCCTTGCCGACCTGCTGACCTGCCGACCTTTGTCTTAGGAGCTAGGAAATACCCCTCCCCCCCCTCCCCTACTCTTATATTATATATTCTTTTATAAAGGATAGAAGGTTAGAAAGATAGGAAGAAGCCATGCAGCGCAGCGGATTTGCCCTTGCCTACCTCTGCTCAGCAGGTTGGAAGAACACCCACTTCTGAGCGCCATCAATGGTCTGCCGCCGCTTTCGGTATCCCAGGTCTCTCAAGATGGTCGCAACCTGCATCTGGTCAGATCTGGTTTGCCGCTCGACTGGTTTGAGGATCGCCTCGTTGAGCAGCACCTCGCTGGTGATGGCTCTGCCGAGGTTGACGGTCAGCCATTTCTGGATGGGTGCCGACCATGGCGACTCGACCAGATAGCTGATGTTCTCGGCCTCGACGGCAGCCTGGTGCTCAACGGCCAGCTCATTGGCCTCACCGGCCAAGTAGGCGGCGACTGCGGCGGACCAGATCGAATCGCGCTCGAGCAGCAGATTTGGCACATCGATGGGTTTGCTGATGGTGCAGGTAACAGGGATCACCCAGAAGCGGCGGTTGCCTGTTTCATCGACGAGAAAGCCGCTTTCGCGGTTGGTGGAGCCGACAATGATCGAGCGCCTGGGGAAGGCCTCAGTGGCCTTGCCGTAGGGCACGCGGAACATGTCGGTGGACTGGCTGAGGAAGGCCTTCACCTGACCGGCGTGTTTCTTGCTGGTGATGTGATCCAGTTCTGCCCACTCCATGATCCAGGAGCGATGGAGGACCATCAGGTCATCCTTGGAGCTGATGTCGCGGAGCGCATCGGAGAAAAAGGGACCACCGAGCGCTGCCCAGAACGATGACTTGCGGGCGCCCTGATCACCCATCAGCACACAGGCATAGTCGTGCTTGCAGCCAGGTTCGAAGATGCGCCGGACTGCACCGATCAGCGTCTTCTTGAGCATCATGTCGTAGAGCGTCGGCTCCTTCAGATCGGCATCGACAGGTCTGAGATAGGTCGATGCAAGGCGATCGATGTAGGTGGGGGGCACCTCTGCTGCAACGTGCTCGAGGTAGAGCTTCACGGGGTCGTATGGGTTCTCGCGCGCTACCTCCACGAGGCAGTCGAGTGCCATCTCCTTGGAGACCTTGTAGCCCTCTTGCGCGAGTTGCAGGTAGAAACGTTCAACACCTTCGGCTACATCACCGTGGATCTCGATCTGCTGGGTGAAGATGTTGTAGCGAAAGCGTGGCAGGCCATCCTTGCCGGGATGGCGGAGCATGTTTAGTAGCTCCTTGGCCTCCAGCTTCTGCGGCTTGTCAGCAATGGGCGCAGCGTCGTTCTGCTGTCCTGGTGCGCTTGGCTTGCTGGACTGCACTGGGGGCAGCTGACGCTGCTTCGGTTGCCAGCCGTCTTCCTTGGCGAGGTTGCACAGATGGCGAATATCACGCTTGCCGTCTGCGGTGAAGCTGCGCCAATGGCGTTCGCAAGTGCCAGCCTCCCATTTCGCTGATTGCCGAGACCAGGCCTCCCAGTCGGCCAGCATGTGCTCGCCAACGCTGTGGAGGCATTGACCAACCTCGATCCAGTAGTCGTAATCGTCCGCACGGGAGGAGCTGAGCGCATCGAGCCAGATGCGTGCCCAGTCTTCATCGGTGCGATCTGATTGACGGAGCGGGGGTACGGGCAGCAATGGCTGCGGCGCAGGAGGCTCCTGCGGCAACATCTGCTCGATTAGCGCAATGGGTGCCTCCGCGAGGGGCAGGTCACTAGGTTCACGACCCTTCAGCCAGCGATACGCGCCAGTGGTTGGGTGGACGCCAGCGACAACGGACTGGCAGCCGGTCCAGCGCAGTTCAAGCTGCTCAGGCTTGCCCTCCTCATCAGATTTGCCGGTCTTAAATTTCCGGGTACGGATGCCAGACCAGTACTGTTCCGGGACTTGGTAGATGATCTGCAGGCGACCATCACGGCCTGAGGTGACTGCCCAGGATTTGGGCAGATCGCGCAGGGGAACGCCGAGCTTGTCGAGGATCTCGCCGGCGCTGATGCCATCGTGATCAACGAATAGCAGGCCACCGGACTGGGGACCGGCGATGACGCCGATAGCAACTGCGCGGCCGGCGTCGATCTCAACGGTGAGCTGCTGCTTGGTGAGGGGGTTCTTCTGCCACTCGGATTGGTAGGGGCGCTTGCCGTGGCCAACTGCAACGAACCCCCAGTGATCGGGGAGTGCGGCTAGCTGATCGAGCAGGGATGACAACTGACGGATTCAAGGCCGTTAGATACTGCTTGAGGTTAGCAAGGTTGGCAAGCTATCCCAAGATTTCTTCTGCGTCTCGAACTGAGCGCGCCACGCCAGCGATGCCACCGGCTGTGCGGACGGTGCCCATCCAGGCTTGCTGCGCTGGAGTGAGATGGCCTGTGGTGGTCTTCACTTCGATGCTGGTAAAGACTGCAATATGCTGCCCGACCATCTCGGGGGTGATGGTGACGGTGCGCCAGCCGATCAGGTCTGCGGAGCCGCGCGCCAGGCCGAATTGCACAGGTCGACCAGTGCGTGGATCGGGCAGGGTGCCGGTGTTGTTGCGGAACAGGCGGAGATCGGATCGGGTGCCAACTGCCAAGCGGATGCGCTGCTGAATGTCGGTCTCAGCGTTTGCCACGCGCGTGGAAGATCCGGTACGCCCAGCCGGGACTGTAGCCGCGCTCATTGGCCAAGGCGAGAAGCTGCTCGAGGGTGCGAGCGGTGCCCTGCTTGCGGCGTGCTTGCCGCATCTCGCTCCGCTTCAGCTCCTGCAGTTCACCTGCTAGCTGGCGGATCTTGCGGTTAGTGATCGGTGCGCAATTAGCGCCACAAACGGGACAGATCGGTTGCGGCTTGAAAGCGGCGTAGCACTCGGGGCATGTGCGCACTGATGGCGCTGCTGTGCCTGCGGTGCGCTTGATGCCATCGTCGAGCGTCCAGTCACGGGCATCATCTGGGAAGCCGTGTCGGGTGACATTGCCGACGTGATCGAGGATGAGCGCAGCCTGCTTGCCAGGGGCTGGGCGGAGTACGCGCCCGACCTGCTGTAGGTAGAGGCCAAGGGACTTGGTGGGGCGCAGCAGGATGGCAACGCTGGCAGCGGGCACATCAAAGCCTTCGGAGACAACATCGACGGTCACCAATATCTGCACCAAGCCGGCGCCAAAGTCTGCAACGACCTGATCGCGGTCGGTAGTGGTACCAAGGAGTAGTACCGCGCGGATGCTTGCGGCCAGAAACGCAGCGCAAACGGATTTGGCGTGGGCGATATTGCAGCAGAACGCGATCGCCTGCTGGCCTGCAGCGAGCCGCTGGTAGTGCGCAATGGCATCACCTGTGACGGTTGGGCGATCCATGGCCGCCGCGGCCTGATCGTTGGCATAGTCGCCGGCTCGGGTACGGATGCCGGATAGATCGGCCACCAGTGGTGGCGCGTAGATGCGGGAATTGCTGAGGTAGCCAGCGTCTATCAGCTCAGCAACTGATGGACCGAGGACTAAGTGATCGAACGCACTGCGGAGGCCGCGGCCATCGAGGCGGCATGGCGTGGCGGTGACACCTAGGCGGTAGGCGGCTGGCCAATGTTGCAGGATGCGCTCCCACTGGCCTGCAGTGGCGTGATGCGCTTCGTCGATGATGATCAGGTCCGGCTGCCAGTCAATGGCTGACAGGCGGCGCGCGATGGTCTGGACTGAGGCCACCTGCACGGGCGCCTCAGATGGCTCGATGCCTGCAGCGATCAGGCCATGTTCAAGGCCTGCCCATCGCAGCTTGTCGCTGGCCTGGCGGAGTAGCTCACGGCGATGCACCAAGATCAGCACACGGCGGCCTCGAGCGGCTGAGGCCTGCGCGATGGCGGTGAAGATGATGGTCTTCCCGCCGCCGGTCGGTAGGCATAGCAGTGGCGCCCGATAGCCAAAGCGGTAGGCATTGCGCAGATCGTCGATGGCGCGCTGCTGATAAGTGCGGAGCTGCATGGGGTTGCACTTGACCGCATCAGGCTATAGGATCGCGCAAGTCGCCACACCCTATGGAGAACGCCGACTATCACGCGCATCCTGCGATCTCAAAGTCGCACTTGGATCTCATCGCGCGATCACCCTTGCACTACTGGGCGCGCTACATCGACCCGAAGCGCGTCATTCCCGAGCCGACGCCAGCGATGCGCATCGGCAGCGCAGTTCACACCCATGTGCTCGAACTGCACAAATGGGATACCGACTACATTGTCGCCCCCGATGGCCTTGACCGCCGTACCAAGGCCGGCAAGGAGGCATGGGCAGCGTTCGAGGCTGAGGCCAACGGCCGCACAGTGCTGAGCCGAGAGGATGCCGATCTGGTGATGCACATGGGCAGAGCAGTGCTCGGCCATCCGGCTGCTGCATTGCTGCTTGGTATAGCCGGCGAGGCCGAGACCACGCACATGTGGACGGAGCCGACCACCGGATTGCAGTGCAAGTGCCGGCCGGACTGGATCACCGAGGATGGCGGCATCGTGGTGGATCTCAAGACCACCGAAGATGCCAGTCCGCGGGAGTTCCGCCGCAGCATCGCGAAGTGGCGGTATCACGTTCAAGCCGGCTGGTACATGGCGGGCATTGAGGCCGCCTATGGGAAGCGCCCCTCTGGGTTCATCTTTATCGCAGTAGAGAAGAAGCCACCGTTCGCGGTTGGTGTCTATGCCGCTGATGAGCAGATGATCGAGCGCGGCTATCAGACCGCCATGCGCGATCTGCAGACACTGGCCGAGTGCAAATCCAATGGCCGCTGGCCTGCCTACAGCGATCGGATCGAACCGATCAGCCTGCCGTCATGGATGATCGGCGAGGCCGCTACACAGACCACCGAGATCGAGATGTATTGATGGAATCCACAGCACTCACCACCACCCACCCAACTGGCTCCGTCTTCTCGGGGATTCAACAGTTCGAGGACGCCCAGCGTATTGCCAAGGCCTTAGCCAGCAGCACGCTGATCCCGCCGCAATTTCAAGGCCAGCAGGGGTTCGCCAACTGCCTGGTCGCGCTTGAGATCGCCAATCGGATGGGCATCTCGCCCTTCTTGGCGATGCAGCACCTCCATGTAATTCATGGCCGCCCATCGTGGAGCAGCAGTTTCATCATCGCGATGGTGAACGGCTGCGGCCGATTCAGTCCGCTGCGGTTCGAATTGAGCGGCAGCGGCGACAGCCTGGCCTGCTACGCGATCGCCAAGGATCTCGCCAGCGGGCAGGAGCTGAAGGGACCAACCATCACGATGGCGATGGCGAAGAAGGAAGGTTGGGCGACCAAGGCGGGCAGCAAGTGGCAAACGATGCCCGAGCTGATGATCCGCTATCGCGCCGCAGCGTTCTGGGGTCGCCTCTATGCCAGTGATCTCCTGCTCGGGATGCAGAGCCAGGAGGAGGTGGTCGACATTGAGCCGGTGACCGTGAGCGATCAGGTCGCTGATCTCAACGCCGCCATCCCCGAGCCGGCACCTACACCGGAGCCTGAGAGCGATGAACTCTTCTGAGTACCTGACTGCCACCCAGCTTGCACAGCGATGGGGGTTGCACCCCGACACGCTGATGCGCTGGCGCAAGGCAGGCAAAGGTCCGGCGTATTTCCGCACGCCAGGCTTCGTGCTCTACCCATTGGCCGGGGTGGAGCAATACGAACAGGCCAACACCATTACCAACGAACAACCATGAGCTTCAAGCTGAACCTGAGCATCTTTAAGTCGACCAAGCCTGAAAGCAAGGTGGACTTCAGCGGGATGATGAACATCAAAGTGGAGGAGCTGGATGCCTTCTGCCGCTTTGTGATGAGCCAGACGCCCGACCAGTACGGCAGCGTCCAGGTGCCGATCAGCGGCTGGAAGAAGACCAGCCAGAAGGGATTGGCCTATGTAAGCGCCGTGGCACAGCCGCCGCGCGACTGGGTGGATCCCGGTGATGCTGCGCAGAAGCTGGCCGCGGCCACTGATGGCGTGGTGGTCGACGTGAGCGACGACATGTTCTAACGCCCCATCAGTTTACATTCGAGCCGCGCGATCTCGTTCACGGCCTGCTGCAGCAGTTGTTGCTGGTAGCAGGCCTGCTTATAGAGAGCAACGGCCATGGTGCCCGCGTCTTTGCTGTTGAGCAGAGCGCGGGCATGTTTTTCGATCTCGAACTGCTGCTCTGCCGAAAGGGTGACGGCCATCCACTCACCGAACTGCATTGTGCTAGACCAGTGGGGTACATCTCACGATAGCAATGCAGTGCCCCAGGTGCTCCAGTGGTGACATCAAGGCAATGGCAACGAACAACCGCGACGCCGAGGTGACGGTGCGTAAGCGGGGCTGCAATGCCTGCGGCCATGTGTGGTTCACGGTCGAGCTACCTGTCAGCCCGGCGGTGGTCGGCTGGGGGCGGCGCGTCAAGGGGCAGAGCAAGCCAGAACTGCGGGTGCCGGTTGAGCTGGCAGTGGGCGCTGAGGCCGTGTGAAGAACTGTCACAGGGCGCTGTGCACCGCCGACGGGGCACGGCATTATTGACCCACGGCCACCAGGCCACTGTTCTTCAATCCAATGATCAACCGCATCAACAACGTCATCTGCCTTCTGGTCGTCGCTGCCGTTTTCGCCATGATCGGCATCGAGGCTGGCAACCAAGCAGGCGCTACGCACTCCGGCACGCAGTCCTACATCGAGGTGCGCAAGTGACCCCCCGCCGCTTTTACTTCACGATCAAGTCCGCCAACGTCGTTGAGTGCGTACTGGCGCACAGCCTGACGGAGGCCAAGCTGATCGCCGCCGATACATGGCTCCCTTGGTGGAACCAGATCGAATGGCTCAATCCTGAATCTGTCACCGATCCGAATGTCTACCTCTAACTCACTGATCGCCTTCCAATGGCGCACCGATCCCGAGGATCAGGGCGTCTACGGCGAGGGCATCAGCAGGCCACGCAATGGTGCCCGCACTAAGGAGTATCGCCTCCTAATTTATCCCAGCGGCGCTCGGCCGATGCTCTGGATCACTCGCGCCGAGAACGTCGGTGCTGCGATCCGCTACGCCCAGAACCGCTGGCCATCCGCTGAAATCGAAGTTGCATCATGACCCCAGACCAATCCATTGTTCCCTTCCATCGTTCGTTCATCCTCGCGAAAGTCATCCACTTGGACAAGGTGAATGATCTCAGCCGATCTGAACTGGACATGCTCAACATCGAAACGCTGGCCGCACTCCAAGAAGCCAGGCACAACTACGACCTTATCGAGGACAAACAATCGGAGGAGGCCAGTGGCGAATATCGCCGGATGAAGATGGCCGGCTACTTCCAAGCTGCTATTCAGATCGCCCTGCAGAGCCGATGAACGATGCTGCCCGTGCTCGTCTCTATAGCCTGCTCGAAGGCAGCAACACCTTCAAAGCTGGCCAGGCATCAGAACGTGATCGCCTCCGCCTGCTGATCGACATCCGCATCGATCAGTTGCACAACACTTGCGGCATCAAGAACCGCGAACAGCTCTGTGCTGAACTGCTCCACCTTCGCAAGTACCTCGACGAATGACCACCACGCAACTCGACCAGCAGCGCGCCGACATGATGGAGGCGCTGTATCAACGCAGTGGCCGTCAGGAGTTGCCGTATGGCCATCCACTGCGTGGCACCCTCACCGGCCTGTGGGAGGAGTTTGCGCTCGACATTGCCGCAAACTTCCGTGACACGGACTACGGCACACTGCTCGACCGAGTGGTGAAGGCGATGGATGAGACCGAATCGGTGATGACGCAGAAGCAGGCGCAGCAGGCCATTGAGGTGTGCCGCCAGGTGCTGATGGGTGAGAAGTGGCGGTGAAGGCGCCGACCAGCACCAGCTTCAGGCCAGGCCATGTGCCCGGCAACGCTGTATTGACGCCGCAGAACGCCATCGACATTCGCAAGCTGTACGCCAGCGGCTGGACAATCAAACAGCTGGCGGCCATCTACGGCATCACCAGCACCCACGTCTACGACATTATCACCCGCAAGAAATGGAAAAACGCAGAACAGCAAGCGACCTCGTGAACCACCCCCCGCACTATCAGGCGGGCACCATCGAGGCCATCGACTTCATCGAGTCGGTGATCGCCGATGCACCGCACATGGTCCCGGCATACCTGCAGGGGCAGGCGCTCAAGTACATGATCCGCATGTGGCTCAAGGGCAACGCGCTCGAGGATGCCCGTAAAGCGGAGTGGTATCTGAATCGACTCATTGCCAAGATGGAGTCATGCTCGAACATCTCCGCCTGAACTGGCTTGAGCGGCAAGCGCTGCGGATCCTATGCCGCAGCGAGCGCATCGGCCTGCTGGTGGTGAAGCGCCACGGCTCTCGGATGGTCTTCATCGTGCGGGATCAGAACGATCCGATCGATATCACGCAGGCCGATGAACCGCTATCGATGCAGCTCGAGCGGTTGTATCACCAGCCGAGCTATGGAGAGGATGAATGATCAGGTTGCACGCTGGCCGATTACTGCTGGTGTGCGACCGCATCGATCGGACATGGCACGCGCGCGTGATCCTTGGTCCGAAGGCTGAGCACCAGGTCGAGGTGGACACTGGCACCAACAGCCTGCACGATGCGCTGCTGAAGGCTGAGGCAGTCTTCCAAGCGGCGGTGGCCAGCATCAGACCGGAGACGGCCAGCGTGATGTGCTGGGACTGCATCCAGTGGGAGATGAGTACCCAGCGTTGCGATTTGCTGCTGCCGGAGAGCAAGCGAAGTGGCGGGCGCTACGCAATGAGTTGCGACTTCTTCCAGCGGGCATTGCCGGCGGCAGACTGATAGAGGCCGCCAGGTCGCCGTGTCAAAGCGTGAGTTCAACACGCCTATCCGTGAGCCGTGGAATGTGCTCATCCATCAATCGCTGCAGGCAATCGACCGGCATAACCGGCTCTGGTTTGCATCGGGCGATGGATGGCACCTCCAGCAGGCGCAGGTACTGCGCGACTATGTGGCGGACCTAAAGACATGGATCCATCGTGAGGAGGCACGGCAATGTTCGGACCTGAAGTGATCAGCCGGACTGATCGAGACGGCGGCTACATCGAGGTGCTGATGCCTGTGAAGGGTGAGGTGTACTACCGGAGTTGTGTCGGTGGCGTGTGCCGGTATAGCTCGGACTGGTTCCAGGCGGAGATCTACCTCAATCAGATGCTGCGGCCATGAAGTACCCGCCGGTGGTGATCTTCGGCCTGACGTGGCTAGGCGGCATGTTGCTCGCCACCATCTGGCTGACGATGTTCTGAGTGGCTGGTGATCCACTGCACGATCGCCCATTCACCAAGCGCAGACCAGAACGGTTGAGCGCGATACCAGTCGACCCATGGCTTGTGGCCTTTCTGGCTGTTGCACATCAGGCAGCAGGAGACCAGGTTCTCGCGGACCGTCAGGCCACCGTGGACCTTAGGGATGACGTGATCGAGGGTGGGGCTACGGCCGAGGGGATCGTTGCAATAGGCGCACCTATATCCCCAGCGGAGGTGGATCTGATCACGAGCCGAGCGGCGTGTGACCAGCCGGGTTTCGTCAATGTGGTGTTGATCCACAGAGGTCCACGGGAAGGGTGAACAGCTCGATGCCCAGCTCTAGGAGATCTTCCTCGTTGTGGACGAACTCAGCGATCTGGGAGTAAATGTCAGCCGGCAGCTCCTCGGGATCGGTTTCGGAGCGCACCAGCACCTTGGCGGTGATCTCCACGATGTACGCCCGCATGGGCGGCAGCCCCGGCTGGTTAAACGGTAGCGGGTGAGACGGGATCGGCAGATGTGACAGTTCGTTAACGTGCCCTGCATCCGGGGCACTGTGCCCCACGGGCGGGGTATTCTTTCTCTATCGACAGCCACCCGATCATGTTCTTTCTCGAAGTCAACGGCATCGCTCAGACCGGCATGATGACCCGCAAGGCCGCCATCGCTGCAGCCGAGCGTGGCCATACTGAGCGCCCTGATGCCATTGTCGTCCTCATGAAGTTCAACCCCATCACCAACCGCGACATCGAGATCAAGCGCCTCTACTGATGCGAGTCCTTGTCGCCTGCGAATACAGCGGCCGAGTGCGTGATGCCTTCCGCCGCCATGGCCATGACGCATGGAGCTGCGATCTGCTCGAGTGCGAGGCCGACCCCCGTTGGCATCTGCAGCAACCAGTCGAGGAGATCCTCGATCAAGGCTGGGATCTGATGGTTGCTCACCCTCCCTGCACCTATCTCGCCATCAGCGGCATGTGGGCGACTTACTCGGGTAAGCGTGATCCTGCTTTGACCGATCAGGCCATGGACTTTGTTCGCCTGCTGATAGCAGCACCGATCCCACGCTGGTGCCTCGAGAATCCAGTCAGCATGATCAGCACCACCATCCGCAAGCCGGATCAGATCATCCAGCCATGGGAGTACGGACATGGCGAAGTGAAGACAACCTGCCTGTGGCTGCATAACCTCCCAAAGCTCAGACCGACCAGCTACGCCGATGGGCGTGAGCAGCGGATCCTGAATCTCCCTCCATCACCGGACCGATGGAAGGAGCGCTCGCGCACCTATCAAGGGATCGCCGATGCCATGGGCGATCAATGGGGTGCGCGTGAGTTACCACCTGTTGCACAGCAGTTAGCCTTCCTCCCATGACTTACATCCTCCGCATCGGTCCGTGGCATATCGGACCGTTCACCACCCACATCGCTGCCACCAGCTTCGCGGAGCAGCACGGCTGCGACGATTACACGATGATCCCGCTGGATGATCCGGCTGAAGCGCCCGGCAACATCCATCGGCTGCGGATGGCGCCGCTGCAGCATCCGATGGCGCGCTAGCCCTTGCTGCCCGTGACGCCGAGATCGGCGTTGTAGCGCCCTGTGGCGGCATAGCTCCGATCCGGTCGACCGCTCACCAGCAGGAACTTCATCTGCCCGATGCGTAGGCCAGGCCAGATCGGCAGTGGATGCATCCGGCGGCCATTCTTCAGCTCCATTGTCAGCCTGCTGCCATACCAACCGGGATCACACCATCCGGCCTCAGCGTGATCCCAGCCTTCGCGTGCGCGACTTGACTTGAGAACGAACTGCGCACCGACGTGATCGGGCAGGTTGAAGATCTCCCTGGTCTCCGCCAAGAACCATTCACCCGGCTGAATCCAGAACGGATCCTCCTGCGTGTGGCCAGTGATGCCAAGGATCTGCAGCTCAGGATGACCGGCCACCTCGATCATGATCCGATCGCCCAGCGTCACGTCCAAGCTGGCTGGGTTCAGGTGATCGTCGTTGTAGGGCGTCACCATCGCCTCCTGCTTGCACAGGCGGCAGATCTCATGATCAGGTAGGAGCATCAGGCGTAATCCCAGCGGCGGCGCTTGCCATCAGCGCGCCGACCGAGATGGATGAAGGCCGGTGCAGCGTAGCCGAGACTGTACGGCCAGTTCTCATCGCACCACTTCTCGACAGCTTTCATATCGGCGCCATCGATCACGAAGTCGACTGCACCAACGCCAGGTGCTGAGTAGAGGTGCTCGCTGTTGGTGGCACCGCCCACCGACGCATTGATCGCTGCCGGCCTATAGCCGCTGGTGAGGATGATGCTCTTGCCGCCAAACCGTTGCCGCACCCGCTCGAGGAACGCCGCCAGCTCTGCTGCAGTGTTCACCTGATATTGATGCCGGAATCGCCGCGCCTCCTGATCGAGCGCAAACTCACCCAGCCGAATGTGCGGTGTGATCCGTGCGCTGAACGATGAGTCGGGCGTCAACCTGGCAGGTTCCTGCTGCACCTTCGGCCGATGGTCACCCCACAGCTCGCCTTCTGCTTTGCGGCGGCGAAGCAGGCCTGCCTCGACGTTGGTGCCAGGGTTGCGGTACAGCTCCATGGCGGCGGGCGCCTTGTCCCATGCCTGCTCGCGCAGCACCTTGCTGATCGTCTCAAAGCCGGGCGTGCCGTAGAAGCCAGCACCGAGGTTGTAGGCAAAGCTCACCAGCGCCGATCGCTGGTTGTCATCCATCACCTTCCAGTGCGGGATGGTGCTGGCCAGCTTGTCGGCAATACGATCCACCTCAAGGCGGAGCATCATGTCGGCCTCGATCATGGTGATCTTGTCGCCACGCTTCACCGGCACACCACCGCTATAGCGGGTGGTGCCGTAGCCGATCGTCCATGGATCGCCACCGCTGAGCGGATCCGGGTAGGCGGAGAGATGCACACCCTCGAACTGCTTGATCAGGTTGATGCCAACCGATAGATCGACCTGCTTGCCATCTTGCGACCAAGCCTCGAACCACGGCCGATCACGCCGCATCGCCTGCTGGTAGCCATTGGCCGCAAGGTCTTGCTCGAGCAAGCTGATCGCCGCGGCCTGATGGGGGAGTCCCTTGTAGTACCGGAACAGAGCCTGCAGTGTGATCGGCGCCGTGTTGGCCATGATCAGCGGCGCTTAGGGAATACAACACGCAGCGCTTGAAGGAGAAGCTGGATCCAGCTATTGGATTTCAGCGGGGAGACGGCGATGATCTCGGAGCCAGCGGCCACGATGATCGCGATGATCGCAATGGTTTCAGGGGACATAGCAGGAGTGCCTGAATCTCTAAGTTACTGCTGAAGCTCCAGTGCGCGCACGCGTTTGTCCAGGTCGGACAGTTCGTTGCGTGCGTCAATCTTCAGCTCTTCAATCGATTTGGCCATCTGCACCACAGTGGCCTCGATCCGTGCGGACTGGATCTGCATCGAGATCAGCAGACCACCGATGGCGATCATGCCAGTAGCTAAAACGGTGGGCAGCGAGGCGGAGAAGACGCCACCTACGCTCTGTGGTTCTTCAGCCATCGCTGTGGCGACTTCCATCCCATCCATCGTAGCGATCGAACGGGTCCGGCCTCCCCTGCAGGATGACCACCGCACGGCGATAGTAATGATTGTCCGTCTTCCCGACACGCTCGAGGTGGTCGCGAATCTTGCGCCAGTTTTCGAGCGTATCGCGATCCATCAGCGGCCTTGCCCCCTCAGCGGCTTGCGGCCGCGGCGCCGTGGGCGGGACTGCTGGCCGAACCCCTGGCGTGTGGTCTTTGGTGGACCTGGCTGATGCTCGATGCGAGCGGTGCCGGTCTTGCTGCGGACGGCCATCAGATCCCGAGCAACTCCTTCAGCTCCTCCACCGTCAGCCCACTAGCGGCCAGCTTTTCAGCAGGCGTCAGCTCGGCAGGTGGCTCAGGTTGCGGGCGGGATTCGATCTCCGCGATTTCTTCGGCGGTCAGTTCGACGATTTCCTGCTCGCCGGTTTGTACGTCAACAACAATGCGATGCATGGTTTAGCCCTCGTAAAGGATGTTGATGGTGCCAGCATCGAAGGTGTCGGTGCCGTTGGTTGTAGTTATACGAACTCGGTCCAAAGTTGCGCCAAGGGTTACATCGCCACTAAATAAATATTGGAAGGCACCTGTTCCCAAGTTGTAACAACCATTCATTACCCAAATGTTAGACCCAAGTGTTGAAAAAATAATTTGACCTCTTCGATTGTACGATGCTCCACCGTCATTAGTGGAATCAAATCCACTGGTAGAGGTAGCACTGGCAGTACCGCCGCCTAACTGACTTGCAACACCGTTATATCCCGTGGTTACAACACCGCTTGATGTTCCAAGTTGAAAACGTATTAAACCTGTTCCGCTTGTACTCACAGCACTCAGCATCACCGTAATCCGCTTCACCCAACTTGGGATGCTGGTGAAGTCAATCGAGGTGCCACTGGTCGAAGCAACTGCAGTGCCCGACTTGATCGTGCCTTGAATTGTGGTGCCGGTGATCGTGGTGCTGCTGAGCGTGGCAATCGTGGCGCTACCGTCAGTCGCCAGAACGATATTATTGCTGCCGGAGCTGGGGTTCTTGAGGTTGGTCGTGTTAACTGTGCTCATGATCAGCCCTCGTAAAGAATGTTGATCGACCCGGCGTCAAAGGTGTCGGTGCCGTTGACGGTGGTGATGCGGACGCGATCTAGGGTGCCGGAGAGCGCCAGCAACCCAGCGGCAATAGTGCTTTGCACTTGATTGGTTCTTCCAATGTTGGAAGCATAAATCCAAGTGTTGCCAGAAATAAGATTCAACACCGCTGTCCCTACCGCGACGGTGGCTGAATCGCACAAAGAAAGAGCAAAACCGCTTGTAAAATTGGCCTGACTATTTGATGCGGCCACTTGTGTGTAGCTGCCTGCATAGCCGCTTGTCGTAAATGATCCTGAGCCTATTTGCACCTGCGTTGTAGATGATCCGCTAGTGGAAACACCGTTGATTATGACAGTTATACGCTTCACCCAACTCGGAATCCCAGTGAAGTCTTTGCTGGTGCCGCTGGTCGTTGCCTGAGCGGTTTCAAGTACCATCCGCCCGCGATCAGCGAAGCTCAGGGTGCCGCTGCCGTTGGTGACCAGCGCCTGATCTGCGGACCCATTACCAGTCGGAAGCACCAGCGTGTTGTTCCCGCCTACAGAGGGGCAGTCAATTTCTGTGTAGCCAGATGTCGAGCCTGCGAGTCTGAGTGTCATTGGTTTGCCTCCAAGGCGGTCTTGATTTCGTCGGGGGTAGATGCGCCTTCAATCACGTCTTGGATCAGGGCGTACTTATCGCGGATCTGCTGGCGGGCTTCCTCTGCTGCAACGGCGTCAGCACCAGGGATTTGCTTGGCGATCACCTCGTCGTAGGGGGCGAACTCCTCTGCACGTTGTTGACGGCGATGGTCGTGGCCGATCTCTTTGCACTTGTCGAGGTCGTGCTCCACGCAGCAGTCGCCCATCACCCACGCATTGCGGAAGTAGCGGTCGCTGGGGATGTCGGCTTCGTCCACGATCTCGTAGGGCACGCCTTCGGGAACGTCCTTGAGAGCCAGTTCTACGGACTCGGTTGGAATGATGATGGAGACTCCGCCAGTCTCGTTTTGGTAGATGATTCTGTTCATGGGGTTAGCGGAAGATGGCGACGGAGGCTGTTTGAGGATCATAAAAAGCTGCTGCTAAATTGTTGCCCAGAGGACCAATGATGTAGATAGGAGCAGCCGTTGTAGAGTTGCCGCCGCCTCCTGCCAAAGCAACGTTGTGATCGCCTACGGTGGTGTTTACATTGGCTGTTTGATCGGCAATGCCAACAACGGCATAATTCGCATCTGGCATAGCCGTCGTAAAGTTCACCGAATAAGCTCCTACGCCTCTATCCGTAATGCTGCTTACGTTGTAGCTGGCGCGGATTGTGTTGCGTACTAGTGTGATGTTGCCACTGGTGGTCAAACTTGTTCCAGCCGTATAGGTAAATGTGTTGGCATCTGTGACAGTTGCAACTGTATAAGTGCCGTCTACTCCAGTGCCGCTGGTGATGTCCGCAAAGACAGTATTACCGGCGATCAAACCATGTGCCGTTGCGGTAACGGTGACCGTAGTGCCTGACTGTGAATAGGTGCCAGTCAAGTTAGTGTTAGCACCACCGTTGAAGTTCACCCACGCTTTGCAGAGTTGCCCCTGCTCAGTGGTGCCGATCTTGGCGTAGGTGACAGCGTTGGCAGCCAGCACATCAGTGTCAACCGTGCCATCAGGGATGCCGCCGACGCTGATGCCAGTGATTGTTCCAGAGCCGTTGATTGCGATTGGCATGACTTACACCACCACCCAGGAAGCACCAGAGGGCACCGTAACGGTCACCCCGGAGTTGATCGTGATCGGACCAGCAGACACGGCGTTCTTGTTGGTAGTCAAAGTGTAGCTAGTGCCCACCGTCTGGCCATTCTCGTAAAACACATCATCAGATCCACCGCCCGTGGCGCCACCACCAATCGAACCCCATGCGGTGCCGTTGTATCCCTCAAAGGTGCTCAGCGTGGTGTTGAAGCGGATCATGCCCGAGTTGGGCGACCCTGAACGCTGTGCAGTCGTACCAGCAGGCAAGTCCAGTTGGCCGGTGCCGCTCAGCAGCACATCACCCGCAAACGTGGCGGTGCCGGTGAAGCTGGGCGATGCGGTTGGGGCAAGGCCGAGGTTTGCTGTTGCCAGCGTGCCAACTGTCACCCACGCGGAGTTGGCAGCATTGCGGACCTTCAGTAGGCCGGTGTTGGTGTCTGCCCACCACTGATAGGCGTAGGTGGTGCTGGGTTCGCTGGTGCCGCTGTTGTTGGTTGCAACCGCACTCAGCGCGTTGTTCAGGTCTGAGCGGAAACTCGCGCCCGACTGGTTGGCAATGACGTAATCGTGCTGCGCCAAGGCTTAGACCTCCCTGCCGTAACCAACGGCCACATAGGTGAAGGAGCGGGACACGGCAGTGCCGGCACTGTTCTTAAATGTTACTTGGAAACCCGTTCTAGTGATACTGGCAAGTTCCAAAAAGTCACCTGTCGCCAAGTTGGACGGACTAATCGCCACCGCTGGCGCTTGGTAAAAGGCATTGGCGAACGTGGCGGTGTAGGTGCCAGCGCCGCTGCTGAGGCTGGCGGATTGCTCCGTGTGCTGTTGCAGTTCCATCACGGCGCCCAGCTCGTCGATCACGATGTTGACGCTGGTATCGGTTGAGGTGGCCAAGGTCTTGAACTGGAAGCCGCGACCACGCTGGACGCCGTTGACCAGCTCGTTCCAGTTGCCCCAAGTCGGGGTTCCGCTGGGGTTGTCGTCAGTGCTGCGAACGTAGAGCTTGGCGTCCACCTTGTCGAGGTTGTCCTCATCAATGGATGCCCACAGGTCGATGTCCTCAAACTTGTCGTCCCAGAGCGCAGAAGGCAGGTAGGGGCGGGTGACAAAGCGGCGTTGCAGGTTCACGTCGTAGCGGGCACCCATGTCGAAGGTGCTGCCAAACTCGTATTCGCCCTCGGCCACCACACCGCCGACACCATCAATCGACGGCAGCGCGTCCCAGTCACCGTCAACCGCCATATCGTCCACGGCGTCACCAGCGTCAAGGATCAGGCCATCCAGCTCGCTGGAATAAAACATGTTGGTGGCGTTGCCCTGGAACGGTGGCGTGGTGGTGTCCTCCGAATAGGTGGTGACGGACAGCCGTGGAAACACCGCCGGCAAATCGACCACAACAGTCGCGGCGTTCACCGAGCGGTTGTTGTCAACGTCTGCAAATTTCAGCAGGTAGGTGCCCTCCAGCAGTGCCACGTGGCGTTCGGTGGAGTTGCCGGACACGGCGTCCACGATGCTTTGGGACTCCTCCCACACCGCACCAGACAGCACACTGGAGTGACGGATCAGCACGTTGCCGCCCAGCACCACGTCGAGGTCAGTGCTCAGGTTCCAGCGCAGGAGGGCGGTGCCATCGTCGGCGGGCAGGATCGTCAGGCCGGTGACATCAGCAGGTGGTGTTGATTTGCCAGAGGAGGACAGCGTGAGCTTGCTGACGCCGGTTTGCAACAGTGCGGCGTTGAGGGTCCAGACCTCAATTTCGTAGATCGCCACACGGGCGTCGAGGATTTCGTAGCTGGTGCCCTTAGCAACGATCTGCTCGCTCCAGTTGTCGTCATCAGCGCGGTAACGGACTTTGTATCCGCTGGATCCGGTGACGCTTTCCCAGTTCAGAACGATCTTGACGCGAGCCTGACCGTTTAGGTTGTAAAGCTGCAGCGTATGGGTGAGGTTTGCTGGACCTGGATATTTGATGTTTAGGTCGGTGATGTCACGGACTTGCAGTTCTTCGCCGTCTTCGACATAGGCATATTTACTGCTGTTGTAGGCCAGTGCCGTGACGCCAAACGTGCCATCACCACCATCAGTGACAGCAAGCACGCGCCAGGTGCTGGTTTGAATTGCGGTGTTCTGGGCAATCCAGATGCTGTTGGCTGCAGGTGCCTCGCTGAACGCGGGGTCCACAGTGATGGTGTTGTTGGAGACTGCGGTGATGGGGCGCGACTCCATCCGACCATCGGGCAGGATCACTGCCAACGTTGGCGTGCTGGTGGTAGGGATGCTGCTGGCGCTGGCGTTATCCACCGTGACGGTGGTGGTTGTTGCGCTGCTGATGCGCCCGCCACGACGGCTGCCAGCTCGCATCGGATCGGCCACTTCGATGATTTGCCCTGGGCGGCAGATCGTGCCAGCGTCAATCGAGGTAGCAAATGTGATCGTCTCGGCTTCGTATTGGTTGCTGTAGATCAGCCACTTGGCTAGGCGACGCGCTTGACCACGAGAGGTGCAGGCAAATGCCGTGATCTCCGTGCTGTTAAAGCCGTACTTGGCAATCAGGTCTACATCTTCAACAATTTCAAACGCTGTGTCGCGGGTGCCCATGTCGAAGTAGGACACAGTGACGCTGTTGAAGCGGGTGCTTACGTCTGAGGTGCTGTAACCGAACTCGCCATTGATAACGTTGCTTTGGTTGAACTGGTATGTCGCATCTTGCGGACTGTCCTGCGCGATCGTCAGCGTACCAGTGTTCCAGAACGGCATAGATCGGAACACCGAGCACAACTCATTGATGAGGTTGTATGCCTGATCCAGCGTCTGAATGTTGACGTTGCATTGGAAGCGTGGTTCCTGGCCGCCAAAGCCGTTATCGACTAATTCGTTGGCGTAGATGGAAGCCTGATAGAAACTCCACTTATCGATTTGTGCGGCGTCAATGTGCTGGCCAAATCCCCAGCGAGTGTTGGTGAGCAGGGCGTACAGGCACCAGGCGGGATCGGCACACCACTGAGCAGCGCCGAAAGTTCCATTCCAGACACCGGCATAGGTGACGCGCCCTGTGGCAATGTCAACCGTGGCGTTGCTGGGGAGCTGAATCTTGAGGCCGCGAATCCGATACGAACGGCTAGGGATGTTGCTGAACTGTTCGGCGGAAATGCGGATGGCGGTGTAAGCGCTATTTGGGTAGCGCATCTTCCGCGAAACAATTTGCGTATAACTTGCCCAGTTGAAAAGGTTGGCCAGTTTACTGCTAGTGCTGTCTTTAGTAACGCGCACCACGCGAACATCAATCGGAAAAACGCGACCTACTAGGCTGATTTCATAATCGCGCTGGAATAGATCACCCGTCCGCCCTGAAATTTTGTCCTCAATAACTGTGGCAAATGCACCGCCGTTCTCGGCTATTTGAATTTGAAGTTGTACAGACGTGCCAATGATGTCGCCTTGATCCGTAAATTGTTGAAGCGCAGGCAGCGAAATTGTGACGCGGACTGTATCGGTATCCGTGTCGGTAATTGTGCGCGTGATTGGTGTATCTTTTTGAACTTCTACGCCAATGGACACCTCGGTTTCAACGCGATCAAAACCTGTTACAGGGTCTTGGTCGTTGGTGCCGTAGCGGTTGCTGATTTGGAAATCGGTGAAGTTATAGTCCGTGTCCTTAATGTCGGTAACATCGGCTGACTCCCGCAGGATTGGGGTGTCGTTAGCAAAGACATCTTTAAGCAGCGCCTTGTTCCAGTTGGCGCTATCGCGTGCGTAACCAGCTTTTGATGGTGTTGCAAAACCTTCTATCTCACCTTCACACAAAAGGTCGATGATGTTTGCATAGGCTGTTGAGTCGAGGCTGTCCTTGGCTTCTGTTGGCGTATTTACAGAAGCGCCACCGCCTCCTCCACCGCCGCCGCCCTTGCCAACCCCGCCGCCGCCGGCGGGGTTACCACCAGCACCTGCAATGTATGTCATCAGACCTTCACCTGTGCAACATCAATGCCGGCACTTACGGTAATTGAACCGCAAATAACCTCACCAAAAATGATGGGAACTGGTACACCTTGGCGGCTCGTATTTTGCACGCCGTTGAAGCTGTAACTTTCGCGGGGATCTGAGCTGCCGCTGGTGCCGCCAACAGAATTAACAGATGCGGTCGAGGGCGTTGGGGCGATCATCTGCGCGACGCCGCCAAGCACCAAAGCCGCACCCATAAAACCAATCGCAGATGCTGCTGCGCCACCGATCAAACCAAACGATGAACCAACAACGCTTGTGGCAGCAACAACACCACCAGAGCCACCCAAGCCAGCACCCAAACCAAGAAAGCCGCCTGCCGCTGGTCCCAAAACAATCGCAGCAGCGATCAACCCGATCCCTGCCAATATCGAGCCAGTTCCGCCACCCCCACCCGCACCACCAACCACGGGCACGATCTTGATCACCTGCTGACCGGCTGGGTTGTGGATTTCATCCAGCGTCAACGACCAGTCACCCACCAGCACTTTGTAGTGCTGATCCGCCATGTGCTGTTCCAAGCCGGGAAAGTTTGCCAGCAGAAAACGGACTGCCTCGGCGGCGTTGCTGACGGCTGCCTGGAAACTGCGTTGGCCGACGAATTTGGCAAGCTTGCCGTAGAGCCTAATCTCGCGAAGCATGGCGCAGCCTCCTTCCTGTGCATTGTAAAAGCCATTCCCCATACAAGTCACGACTTGAGAGCCGTCCCCCGAGGTGGTGCAGGATCATTTGGTTGCCGATGTAGACGCCGACGTGGTTGAGGCCGCGATCAGCAATCGACATCAGCACAGCATCCCCCACCTGCAGTTCCTCATCAGCACGCAACTCGCGGAAACCAGCCTCTGCCCAGCAGTCATCAAACATTGGAGCTTTGACGAAATCCATGGGGTTTAACGGACGTTCCCAATCCTTTAGTTCCAGACCCCATTCCTCCTTGTACCAGTCGCGCACCAGCGTCCAGCAATCCGTGATCGACCACACCCATTGCCGCCCGATCAGTGGTGCTTTGTAGCCCGATGGCTTGCACTCGCCCCAGCTCTCCAGTTGCGGGTTAACGATGTACCAGGGCAGACCGGATTTTTCGCACGCCACCAAATCGGCTTGGCTGGGTGTCGGCGGCATCAGCACATGGCTGTGAACCACTGCCGTGATTTCGCCCTTGTCCTCAGCGGCTGCCCAGTCCTCAGGGTCCAGCACGAAGAAGTCCTCGGCATTGGCAAGGTTTTTACACGGCCAGTAGCGTTCGCGGCCTTTGATGACCACCAGCAGGCCGCAGGCTTCTTTCGGTAGGCAAGCCTTGGCGTGCTCCAGTGCAGCGGCGCGAGATGTTTTGTTCATGTCTTGATGGTGCCAACGCCGGGGAACGAACCAAAGGGCAAGATGCCATCAGGGCGAATTACATAACGATCATCAACGCGGAACTGATAGCTCTGCGATGTAAAAGTTGCCGGCGTGTAGAACGTTGCCGTGAAGTTGGTATTTTGCACTGCACTTGTTTCGCTCGTAAGTTCAACAAACTTATTGGTGCTAATGCCGACAACTTCTGTGCCAGTCGGGATGCCGCTCCCTGTTACTGGATTGCCTGCTGCAATGCTGCTGGTGTCGGACATATAAAGACGAGGCTTCCCGCCGACAACTTTGTACTGCACAGTCTTTGTGACTGGCGATGTTAGGTAGTTGCTGTTGCTGGCGATGCTTAGCGTCAGCGTGGTGCCGGAGATGCTTTTGATGGTCGTGCCAGTGGGGACTCCGGTGCCGGTGATGGTCATGCCAGCAGCCAAACCAGTCACGCTGGCGACTGTCATCTGAGTGCCCTTGGCGGTCAACGTGCCGTTGCGTGTGATCAGGGTTGTTGCCGTGGCATTGGCGGACAGGGTGAGCTGGGTATCCGCCTTCGCCGTGACCGTTGTACCAGTAGGAATACCTAGTCCCTTGATCGGATCGCCAATATGGATACGGTTTAGCTCTTCTGTCGTCAGATTTGTAAGAAGATTGCTGCCGCTAGTGACATCACCGTGAACGTCAACCGCACCAAATCGCAAAATACAACTGCTAAGTCGTTTGCCGCATACATCAGTTGCCAGCTCGGTGGCGGGTTCATCGGCAGCGGTCCAGAACGGTCCAATCTGCGTTGGGTCATAGCCACAGCCAACGGCACTACGGTAGGTCCACTGGCACACATTGTTGATGCACAGGCGGCGGGGTGCCTTGACGTGCTGCAGGTCAAATGCAGCGGCACACTCAAATTCAACGACGTTGCGGTTTTCGGCTGACTTGCGGGCGATGTAGTAAATGTCTCGCGGAAATTCAGCGGTGGGATCAACAGCACCGCTGGGGTTCACACCACCTTCAAAGTTCACGTTGTCGAGATAACGTGCCAGCGTGCGGATACGTGTCAGCTTTGCGCCGATGAGATCGTTGTTAGGCGTCTCCTCGTTGACGATCAACAACAGGGCGCTGATGGTGTTGGCAAGGTTGCTAATTGACAGCTTCGGGCGCGGCAGTTGACCTTGGCCGTTCCACTCAAAGCCTTCGACCTGCACGGGATAGCGCAAGTAGCCGTTGCCATTCCAGATCACATCGCCTGGCGTGTTCAGTGCATTGGCGCCAGCGTGGAAGCGATACACATCAGTGGCACCATGCAGGGTGGCATCAAGCTGCAGTTCAAACAGCTCAATAATTGACGATAGTGCAGCGCCTTGGAGATCCTGCGAGACGGCCATGATTGCCGCCCACGTCACCGTGCCATCTACGACAAAGCCGACCTTATTGGACTGGGTGCCGTCAAGCGTTTGCGTTGTGTAAATAACCGTTGGCCATGTCGGCTCCGTTGCGGCGGACGTACCAGCCGCAATGCACTTGAACACCAAGCCGGTGCCGGGCAGGCTGCTGGCGCGGACAATGTTGCCAACAACGTATACGGTTGAACTAGCCCAGGCTGAATACGCCATCAGGGTTCAAATACTTGACGGAAGGTGGCTGTGATGTTGTTGAAGTTGCAGCTCACCTGACTGGTCTGCCATTCGCTGCACACCCACTTGCCGGCATAGTTATTCGGATCAGTCCAGTCAAACGACTCAGTAGCACCTCGAGCGCGTAGGAAGGTGAGGATGTTGTCTCGTTCGGTATCGTCTCGATTGCTGAACTGAAGCTGCCAGGTCTTTGGTTGTGTGTTCAAGCCATAGGCAAGACGTTGCTCATATCCATCGCCGAACTTAACGGTGCGCACCGTAGGCGCCTCCGATAAATCAGCGCTGAAACTGGGCGTGTAGGTGAAGGTGGTCATTAGTTGAGCAAGCCTCCTGGTCGTTTCTGCTTGATCAGTTCCTGCTGGACCGCGATGCCAATGGCCTTACCAAGTTGGTTGGCCTGATTGCCGTCGCCTTGCACGTTAGAGCCAGCAACATCGACGTTCACCGTCACACTCACCGCACCGCCACCGTTCGCAGCCTGCACACCAAGGCGACCATCACGGCCACGGCGCAATGGCATGATCGCTTCAGGTCCGGCCTCGCCCATCAGGCCGATGCCATTGGCGAAGGGGAACATCGTTGGCTTGTCGACGATGCCGCCACGGGCGAACTTCTGGATGCCGTTCTGGGCGAAGACGTTGCCCATCGCGCTAGCACCGAAGCCGATGGTCTTGCTCAGCGTGCTGGCCACTCCAAGCAAGCCGCCCCCGCCACCACCGCCGAACATGCTCTGCACAGATCGCAGTAGAGGCGCAATGATCAGCATTCGGGTGACCATGCGGGTGATCTCCTCGATGATGGATTGTGCAAACTGACGGAAGCTAAAGGTGCCGGTAGTGGTCAGGGAGACAATGGCATCCTCGAGACCCTTAAAAGCGGTCTGAGTGACATTGCTCAGGTTGGCGCCCAGTGTCCCGATGCTTTCAATGTAGGAACCGATGCCAGCACGGAAGTCTTCCATTGCCGACGTTGTTTTCTGTACAGACGCATAGAACAGCTCTCCGCTCATGCCGGCCTCGAAGCCGGCGCCCTTCAGCTCCTTGAATTTCTCGATGAGCGCATTGGTTTCTTGAACTTGCAGCTTCTGAATCTCAACCGATCTGGTGCGCTGGATGTTGGCTTGCTGTTCAATGGGCAACTGCTGGCGCAATTCCTTATCGGCCGCGGCGCTGACGGCTCGGCGCCTCTCTGCATATTCGAGCTGGATTTTTCTGAGAGGATCGGTTTCGCGAAGAATCGCCAGCTCCGCCCTCGATTGCGCTAGTGACTCACGCGAAGATGCTATGCCTTCCGCGATTCGCTTACGCTCAGCCTCAGCACGTTTTTGTGCTGCTTTTTCTTTTTCAGCAGCATCACTGCCTGATGCTCGACCGGGCAACAATGGGGGAATGGCTGGCAACGCGGCGCGCCGTTGTCCGCGAGCAGAAAATTCAGGCTGCTGCTGTAGCAATTTGATGAAGTTTTGCTCATTAAAACCAACACCTAAAAAGGCGCTCCCTGCTTGCCTCTGAAGCGCTCGCCGACGCTGCTCGCCAATGATGCGATCGATGGCAGCGGGTCCACCAAATGGCAACTGCCCGGCTCGAACGGATGCTGTTGCTTCCGCCTGCTGAGGACCACTGATTGCCAGCTTGATGGCCTTATTGATTGTATCAATTACATTAATTGCTAAATCTAAGATTCTTTTAACAGCCGGACCCAAGACTGTTCCGATCGTTTGCGAGAGACCTGTAATGTTATCTTTTAGTGTGCTAAATTTGCCGTTTAGGGTATCGCTTTGAGCAATGGCACCATCAGCATATTTGCCGCCGGCAGCGGTAAGACGCTGAATGGCAACCTCAACAGCCTGGGCGCTGATTCTTCCACCTTCGAGTGCCTTGGTAAATTCTTGGCCTTGCAGCTTATACATTTTCTGCAACTCAGCCGAGAGCGCAACGCCACGCTCTTGGAATTGCAGTAGCTCCTCGCCTTGCAGTCGCCCTTTGGCAACCACTTGGCCATAGGCCGTCGCGAGTTCGCCTAAGTTGGCGCCGGTTGCGCCAGCTACATCGCCGAGCGTTTTTACAACATCAACAACTCGATTCGATTCAACTCCAAAAGCATTTAGGCGCTTTGCCGTCTCGATCAGTTCAGTCGACTCAAACGGAGTCAGTGCTCCATAGCTTTGCAGTTCTCGAATGATTTGAGATGCCTGAGTCGCGCTGCCGGTTAGCACCTGCAGACTGCGAGCCTGGCTCTCTAGTGTCGCTGCATCTCCGAAAATTTTGTTAATGATCAAACCGCCACCGATCAGACCGGCGACTCCGCCAACGGCTGCGCGCAAGCCGTCAAATGACATTGCAAGATTTTTAACCTGCCCTTGGACTCCCTGCATGGAGTTGCCAAGGCGGCGGATATTGTTCTCTCCGACGACATTTGCTCGAATCTTGAGCATTGCCTCCATGTTCATGGCCATGGCTATGCCCCCTGTTTATTGATCACGGTCATCGCTGCGGCCTCCATGATTTGCAGGTCCTCCAGCAGCGCGCGCGGTTCCTCTACGTCGTACAGCTTAAACAGCCAGCGCACCGCTGCATAGTCCAATCCGATCACGCCACTCATCGTGGTGCGCCACTGCGTCTGCACACGGAGGAACATTTGCACCACCGGCCAGTTCTCGGGGAGGATCCCGAAGTCTTCATCCGGTGGCGGCGGCAGATCCGGCAGGTCAAAGCCAAAGGCCGCGGCATCGTCGGCGGTTTCGTCCACAACGCCACCGCTTGCCCAATGCTCAGCGGCCTCGATCAGTTTTTTCGCTTGGCTCCCTGCAGGCTCTCGAAGTAGGCCATCACCACAGCCGTCGCCAGCAGCGGAATGTCCAGCATTTGATCCAGCGCCTTCTGGCTGAAGGGCACATCCTTGCCATCGCCATCGGTCACACCAGACCAGCCGACCAGCACCTCCGCAGCTATCGCGCCGTCGATAATTTCGCCAGCCTCAATCTGCTGGCCGATCTCCCTGATGCGGCTCTGTGGGAGGCGCTTGAACTCACCATCGAAGGTCTGACGCTCATGGCGGCCACCATCGACAGGAAGATCGAAGGCGACCGGCCACGAGTAGGTGTCCGACTGCTTAAGAACAAACGCCAAGGTCAGGTAAAGGCAAGACTGAACTCATCATTGCCCGAACTGGTCGGAACCGCAATAAACGGCATGTTCAGCATCTGCACGCCATCCTGATCCGAATAGGTCAGGTTGCCCAGATCGGACTGGGCAGTGGTCACCGTGGCGATGTTGCCGCCGGTGGTGCCGTGCTGGAAGGTGATGCTGCCGGTGCTGCTGCCGGTAGCGATCGTGAAGAAGTCCTTGGCCGTGATGGTCGGAGCTTCGATCACGATGGTGCCGCTGGGCGCCCGGTTGGTGATCATGATCTCCTTCGCGCAGCCAACCAGCTCGCGATAGATCACGTCGTTGGCCATGCTGAAGTTGTAGCTCTGCAGGCAGCCGCTGTAGGAGAAAGCGCTGAAGTTGGTGGTGTTGCCCTGCTTGAAGATCAGCGGGGTGGCCTGGTTGGCGTAGGTCGGGGTGGGCAGCGTCTCATCGGTCGGGGCGTTGTAGATGCCCGTCATGGTGAAGCTGATCAGCGGGATCTGGCCAACTTCCCCGGAGACCTCAAAAGTTCCGCGGCAGCCGGTCAGCTTGTGGCGAATGCCATCCTCGTGGTAGTGGATGGTGCAGCTCTCGAAGCCAGTGCTCTCGGGCGCGTAGGTGGCGCTGGTGCTGGTCACCAGCGTCTCAGACAGGCCGCAGCTACGCAGCACCGGACCATAGGCCGGAGCGGTGCCAGCGGTGCCGGAACCAGCCAGCTCCACCTCGAAGGTCACCTCGACCCTGGTCTGCGCCAGCAGTTGATCGGCTTGCCCCATGTAAGGGCGCACCAGGTCGCGATTTACGGTCTCAGCGACCAGCGGCTGGATCTCGAGGTTGCGCACCAAGATGGCATTGCTCGAGCCGGTCGGGCTGGAGTCAGTGGCGTAGGTCGATTCAATCTTCGCCAGGATCAGACGCCGGCGTGTCAGAACTGATGCCATCGGTGGCTACCTCGGGTTGGGGGTGGGGAGCCGGCTGGGTCCGCTCGACGAGCTTTCGCTTGCCGGTTTTCTTGTCGACCAGATAGCTGCCGCCCTGGCCTTTGTATTCGTCCATCATCGTAGCTACTACGGACTCTGCGCCAAATTAGCGACTCGAGTCCGATACTTCACCACGTAGTCGCAGGAGATCACACCAGATGGCTGGTCTGCCTCCTGCATATC